GAAACACAATAGGTATCCTGACCTAGTGAAAGCAAGAAAGCCAATGAGTAGATGGGATTGTTACTCACCAAAACAAAGACATAGGTTAGAATTAAAATGTAGAACAAAACATTATGACACATTACTTATTGAAAAGAAAAAATACGACTCCATCATACAAGCTTGTAAAATTCATTTTGACATTCCATATTATGTATGTAGCACTCCTTTGGGTGTATTCCTATTTAATTTGTTTCTTGTTAAGGCAGACTGGGAAGTCAACAATAGAAATCCAGCAACTACTAAGTTCTTTTTTAGGAATAGAGTAGAAAAAGAAGTAGCATATATTCACATCAATCAAGCAGATAAATTATGAAATGGAATCAAACAGACACATTTGCCTTTTATATGGATGAGTTCTTTGAAGAAAAAGAAGATAGAAAAAAAATACCTGTATATTCAGGTGTTATAAAATATTTTCCTGATGCAATAAAAGAGTTGGCAAAAGTATCTTACGCAGGTAATGATCAACACAATCCTGGCAAACCGTTGCATTGGGACAGAAGTAAGTCTGGTGACGAGCTTGATGCACTTATGAGACACTTACTTGAAGCAGGTAAAATTGATGATGACAACATAAGACACTCAGCAAAAGTTGCTTGGAGAGCTTTGGCACATTTACAAAAAGAATTAGAAAAACAGAAGAGCGATGAATAAGATGGTGTTTTTAAAAGCTTACACTTATTTAGTTGATAGACTTGGAGAAGCATATCAGAACAGAAATAATTTGCTTGTAGAACATTATAGGAAAGAAATCGCCAAACTACAAAATAGATACAAGAAAGAAGAAGGTGAAAGAGATTAAACTATTGGATGGAACGGATTGGGTTGTAGATGATCTTCTGGATCATATGCAAGACAACTCCTTCTACTATGGTTATCTAAGCAAAGCCTGTTTGTCATCATCATCTTGTAAAAAAATACTTGACGATAGTTATTCAAAAGAACCAGCGTCTTTAAATCCTAATTCTAAACCACTTAGAGACGGAAGACTCATTCACGTTACTTTGTTAGAAAATGAAAAATTAGATGAGTATTATCATTTTGTTGATGTACCAACAAGAAGAAACAAAGAATACAAATTAGCAGTAGAAGATCCAGAGCTTTCTAAAAAAGAGATTATGCTTACAAAAGAAAAAAAGTGGGCAGAAGAAATAGTAGAAGCCGTGTACAAAAACCCAACAGCAAAAAAGCTGTTTGATAAAGGTACATTTGAAACACCTGGCATAGATTATATAAAAGGTTTACCGTTCAGGGGTAAAGCAGACTGTCTTACACAAGATAGAATTGTCGATCTAAAAACCACAAGTGACGTTGATATGTGGGAAACAAATATTAATTACTACGGTTATAATATACAGGCTTATATATACAGTAAGATTTTTAATAAAAAAAATTTTACATTTGTTATTGTAGATAAAAAAACTCTACAAGTCAAAACTTATGATGCAAGTTATGAAGATTTTAAACAGGGAGAGGCAAAGGTTGCTCAGTGCATTAGACTATACATTGAACAATTTGGCTTTTAGAAATAATGTTGTAAAAGAGTATTTTATTCTTGCCGCCAATGATATTATAGACGGAGCTTCATTAGGAGAACTACATCATAGCCTGAATCTGTTTGAAGAGCTTGAAGATTATGACGAGTGTGAAGGCATACTGTTGGCTTGTGAGTGGTCTACCTTAATTTCATTTACCAACTACTTAACCAAAAATTATGAACCACACATATACTTTAGAGAATCTTGAGCATATAGTAAATAAAATTACTGACGTAAAAATTAGAAACAAGTCCAGGCAAAGAAAATACGTCATAGCAAGACACATATTTTTTAAGATTGCTCAAACATTTGTAACACCTAAAATTTCTGCAATAACAAAGTTTCTAAAAATGCACCACGCATCTTTGCTTCATCACAACAAATCTTTTGTAAGAGATATTATAAATGATGACTACAATAGAGATATGTTTTACAAATCAGTTGACGTCTTTACAAATATAAGAAACATAGAAGAAGAGAACACGAGTTGCGAAAATTTAAAGAAAGAACTTATAAATCTAAAAGTGCAATTGTGTAAATCAAAAGCATATGATTCTCGTTTAGAAGATCTTATCAATAAACTCAGTAGGCTTACAGATTCGCAGGTCCAGTTGGCAGAAGAGAGAATTGATTTGTTAATTAAATCATTTAACTTTGAGAAAAAGAAAAACCAAGCGACTATCTACTCGTCTTACGAAACTGTTGCAACCACCTAGAAACAGGGTTGCACAAAGTTATTGTATGAACAAAGGATATAAAATTTATCCCATAGTTGTAAAAGATGGATATAAAATTGAAATAGAATATAAAGGACAAATAAAGCAAGGAACAATCGTCTATAAAAAAGACGAGTGGTCTGACGCTATATGGAGTTTGTACGAAAAAATATATGAAAAAAACAGAGTGTAGCATATGTGGTGTTGAAGAAGATGATCAGTTTACTCACGGGTACTTTGGTAGCATACCAGTATCTTTTTGTGTCTGGTGTATTTCTTCAATAATGGATATGGCAAAGCAAATGAGTAATTGTGATTGTGATGAAGAGTGAAAGAAAATATATGAAGAAGACCGATGGTCGTAAAAACAACGGAGCAAAACGTGGAGATGCTTTGGTTAGAAAAGCTCTTGCAAGTCCAGTTAGCTATAACAAAGCAAAAAAAAATAGATCTAAAATCTTAGCAACCAAAGCTATCAAAGATGTTTATGGATCTGAAGCAGACTTCTGGAAGATGGTTGCAGAGAAAGCTTCAAACTCTCAGTATGATCGTAAGATGATTATTGAGTATATGTATGGCAAAGCAATGGATAATCCTGACGTGCTTACTAAAGCAAAGAACGTAGACTTTTCTATTGTAAATATATTTCCTGGCAGTGAAGAAGAAAAACCTATTGACATAACACCAGAAGATGAAAGTACCGAAACTAAACAATAAGTATAAATCTTTTGGTAATAACTCAAGATACTTTTTGATCACAGGCGGTCGTGGATCAGGCAAGTCTTTTGCAATAAATGTTTTTCTTTTGTTGCTTACTTATGAGAAAGGACATAAAATTCTGTTTACAAGATATACTATGGTTTCTGCCGCATCATCAATCATACCTGAGTTCAATGAGAAGCTCGAGCTTATGGAAGTGGTAGAAGACTTTAGGATCACAAAAGATGAGATCACAAATATCAAAACAGGATCTTCCATATTATTCAAAGGAATACGAACTGCTTCAGGAAACCAAACAGCAGCTTTGAAATCATTAAACGCAATAACCACCTTTGTTTTAGATGAAGCTGAAGAGCTTACCGATGAAGATACGTTTGATAAAATAGATCAGTCCGTAAGAGTTAAAAATAAACTCAATAGGGTTATGCTCATACTGAACCCAACAACAAAAGAACATTGGATCTGGGGTAGGTTTTTTGCAAACAGAGAAATACCTGAAGGTTATAACGGCTTAAAAAAAGAAATCACCTATATACATACAACATATCTTGACAACATAGAAAATCTTTCTAAGTCTTTTTTAAATCAATTGGCAGACATTAGACGCAGAAGACCTGAGAAATACAGACACCAGATACTTGGTGGCTGGATGGAGAAACAAGAAGGCGTTATTTTTACCAATTGGAGAGTAGGTGAATTTAATGACAATTATGAAACAATCTTTGGACAAGACTTTGGCTTTTCTGTAGATCCAACCACGCTTGTAAAACTTAGTATTGACAAAGGTAACAAAAGAATATATTTAAAAGTAATGTATTGCAAAGTTGCACTATCCACAACACAAATCGCAGACAACAATATTAGATATGCTGGACCGCATTTAATTGTAGGAGATTCATCAGAACCACGTCTTTTGAGAGAAATAAAACTTAAAGGTGTAAACATAAAACCTACAGTCAAGAGAAGCGGATCTATACTGTCAGGTATAGCTCTGCTTCAGGATTTTGATCTTATTGTTGATCCAGATTCTACAGAGCTAATAAAGGAACTAAACAATTATGTGTGGGCTACAAGGGGACAAACAAAACCTGTAGACAAATGGAATCACTGCATTGACGCAATACGATATGCGGCTCAATATGCTCTTGTCAATTTCTCAAAAGGATCTTACACACTTCGTTAAACGCAGTAGGGTTCTTCTTAAACGCAGTAGGGTTGCTTTATCGTTAAACGCAGTAGGCTCTTAAACATAGTAGGGTTTGTCCAAACTTGAT